GTAGGTAGTCTGCTATGTTTGCAAAGGCAATCCGTGCAAGCTCTTTGACAACGCGTTCCTGTGTCACCTCAGTGCGCCGTTGGAGGTCTTTCTGACGACGTGCGATCTCTTCTGCGATTTTAGGTTTTTTGAGGTTTTCCGCACCGATAAATGCCGCCGTCTTTTTACTATATCCGGCTCTGATTGCAGCCTGCGTCGCGTTGAAATCAACAAGGTACTCATCTACAAACCTAATCTGCTTCGGTGTCAGTTTCACGTCATCACCTCCTTACTTATAAAAAACCCGGATATTTTACATTTCACGTAAACGAAGTATAAAAAACCACGAAAATTTATATCTCCCCCTCCTCGCCCAATAGAAAAGCCGCCTCATACGAGACGGCTAACCGTGAGGGGATATAGGAGGAGAGATCAGTGGTTTAGGGTTCTCCCTAAATAATCCACGCTATCATATTACCACGGAAAAAGGCGTTAATTAGACATGTCTATTTAATTTATTTTCGAGTTTTAGATATGCCTCTACAGTTCGAGCAACAATATAATCCCACATAGCCCTTAATGTCCTCTCCGACACAAAGAACTCCGTATTGAGAAACCGCTCCCGTATCGCCTCGCAGTACAGTCTTTGTGTCAGCACAAGCCACGCTCTACGCCCTCTCCCTGCCTTTTGGCGTGATGCCTTACGCCGTGCATCCAGAAATATTTGCTTGCGCTCCGAGAGCCCACGCTCTACAAACTCCACCGCACGCAGCCACGTATAGGCAGGATAGGTCTCGTCAAACTTGACGCCACGCAACGCCTCCGCCTCCGTCGGATGTCCCGGCAGATTCCCGCCTCCTCCCTGTACGGTGCCCCGCACATACTCCTCGCGTTGCAGTCGATAGGTTCTTAGCTCCTCCGCATAGTTCAGCAGTATCGATTCTGCGCGCTTGCGGTCTTGCCGTATCTCATCTGCCATCTGCAAAGCTACTTCATTCTCAAGCAAGCTTAGCCCTCCTCAAAACGGAATGTCCTCATCGGGCACAGGCGCCCCCGCGAATTCTTTAGCATCGCTTAACTGTTGCCCGCCTTTGCTGTCGCAGAACTCCATGCTATTGACGACGACCTCCGTCACATAGCGTTTCGTTCCATCGTTGGCGTCATAGCTTCGCGTCTGGATGCGCCCCTCGACGGCGATCTTTTTCCCTTTTGTGCAATACTGGCTGATTACCTCCGCCGTCTTTTCCCACGCCACACACGAGATAAAATCCGCCTGTTGATTCCCATCCCCGCTCCTGCGCCTGTCAATCGCAAGCGTAAACGAGGCGTAAGCCTTCCCGCTCTGCGTGTACTTCACATTCGGGTCTCGCGTGAGCCGTCCGATTCCTACCCAGTGATTCATTTGGATTCCTCCTCTACGGGCTTTCCCGTTTTCAGATCATAGAGAACGTCTTTTTTTCCTGTCGGGACATAAATCCATCTTGTTATTCCATGCTCCTTAGCCCATTTCATAAGTGCATCTGTCAGTGCGTCATGCAAGGACTCTCGTGCTTCATCCGGAACAACCTCGTCATATTCCCCGTAGTAGCCAGTACACGCAATATCTACCGCGCATTGCAGATTTTTAATAACACGGTCATACCAAACAGCCGGTACATATTCTTCGTCCTCACCGATATACACCTTCTCTTCCGCCGAATAACGCTTTCTCGCGTCTGCAAGAGCTGCCTCAACACTCGCGAATCCTTTACTGTACCCATCATCCCGAAAATGGATATAACGATATATCTTACTCATGATCTCCACTCCTTCATCTCGTTTTTCACGTAGATAAGTGTCACATATCCCACTTTTTGTTGATATTCGATGCTTTTAACCACAAAAACGCGATTGTAGCTGTTATTCCTCTGGAAATTTCATAAACACCATCCAGATTGTCTTACCCCTCCGGTTCCCGAACAACGGCTGCACCGGAAGCAATTTCAGAACATCCGAGAACCGCAGCAGGCGTCAAGTATCTGTTTCACGGCTTGTACACTTCCTTCTCAAGGTCGTCATCTTCATAACCTTGCTCTACCATCACCCACGCCATCATGCAACGCATTGACGCATTCACAAGATGCTCCTCACTTGTGTCGCCTTTGAGATAGAGCGACAGATGCCGCAGTGCTCTTGCTGCGTGTTCTACCGCGGGAATCTCCTTCCACGTCTCGCCCGGATGCTTTCTTGCGCCCGCCGTGAGACCTGTCGCCACTTTGTCGAGCCATCCGCAATCAATGTAGCGGTACTCGTTTTTCTCCTCATCCTGCGGATATTTCTGTTCTGCCATTTTTATCCTCTCCTCAATTTATCCACCGAATCACAGGATCGCCCTTGAAGCCCTTTTTCCACACATACCATGCGTAGGCTATCGCACGTCCTGAATGCATATGGAACTGTCCGTTAAATCCACACATCAGTCGCCCCGAACTCACATAGACCGTACGCGGAGGATATTTCTGAAAGAACAGCTTGCGCTTCTTGCTCTCCATGAAGGTCAACTTGAGGAACATCGCCACCTTTTGACCATCCGCAACAAGTTCAAGTGCCTTTTCTGCAAATTCCGTCGAATATTTGTACGGTGGATTGGTGATAATGTCATAGGGAACGCGCATAATTCGCGCATCACAGGTGAGAAAATCTACTCCGCCCGTACCATATCCTCGGTCAATGAGATCCGTACTGATGACCCCATGCCCATGCTCAATCAGTACCTCCGAGATATGCCCCTCTCCACAGGCGGGCTCCCAGATGGTAGGTGCAAATTGTTCCTGCTCAAGCAGGAGTTCAACCGCACGCGGCTCTGTGGCATAGTAGTCATGTTCGGCTCTCTCATGCGTTGCGTGCCCTTCCGCTCCGAACGTCACAAACGCCGCCTGACTGTTTCCCGTCCAATCCCGTATTTTCGTCATACAACCTCCAACTCTGCTCTGTCCCTCATGCTCGAAGTGACAACCAAGTGCCCTCGACCCGTTGTCCCGCTCCACCTTGTACGTCATTACCGCACCTCCCGAAAAACAATATCCGTCTCGCGCATCGCGTAGAGAAACAGCTTCTTGCGCAGCATATAATCCCGCGTCCGGACGCCCTTGACCTCGATGACCTCACGCCGGCCATCGTCATACTCAACAAGGAAATCCGGTGTATATGTGATTGGTTTCTGCGGCTTGCCTTGGTTGTCCCGGAACCCCTCTAGCAATGTGTACGTTGGCTGACATTCAAGGTGCTTGATCTCACCGAGTCTGAGTTTCTCGCGGAGTATCAGATAAACTTCCGCCTCGCGCTTGCTGTCAAAGGTTCGTCCGTAAACGGTTGTCTTGCGGGCGTGGTACTTGTTCGCCTTCTTGCGCTGCTTATGCAGGATGCGCATGACGTTCCCGATTGCCTCCCGCGCCGTCGGGTCGTTCTTCTTGCAGGGCGTGTATTCGTCCATGCCATCACCTCATCCGTATAGTTCTTCTCTCAGATCGTCAATCAACTCTGAGAGTTCCTGTCTATCCATGTCTAGGAGCGGATAATCGTCAATGTCATACCCGAGTTCACGCAGGAGTATTTTTGCGTATTCAAGCTGCCCTTTTGTCGGCTGTTCCATCTCGCCGCCTCCTCAGAAATACCTGCGCTCCTTGTTCTTCTCGTTCACACGCCGCTGCAGCTCGTCACGCTCTTCCTCGTCCCATCCTTCTGCGTAAAGCCACGATTCACAGAGCGTTTTTACGTCCGTGAGCTCCATTGCAAGGCGTTTCCGAGCTTCCCAAAGGACGGTGCTCAGTGCTTCTTCGTCCGCTTTCTCGAGTTGTGCAACGATCTGCGCCTCCTGCACAACCTCGTTCGTCTCCTCCATGAGCTTCGCGATCCATTCCATCCGTTTCGCATCGCGATACTTCGTGCACGGCTGCGGCTTTATCACCTCACCCATCCGCTTGTTTTCTCGTCGCAGTTCCTCGTTCTCTGCTTCCAGTTGGATAATACGGGACTGTATGTCTTTTACCTCCGCAATGATCGCCCCTGCCCTGTGTACCCATGTCAAATCCATCTCAGCACGCTCCTCTCTGATCGCTTATTTTTCTTGTTCCTGTTTTCTCAGCCATTCCCAGTACTCCGCTTCATCCTCATGTTCTTCCTGCTTTGTACCCCAAAGGCAATCTTCGCAGACAAGCCCATATACACTGCTTAGCTCTAATTCCCGCTCAGGCACATACCTTCCGCAGCAGCCGCATCTTTCAAGCCCCATCTCAGCACGCTCCTTTCATGCGCCAATCGGCGCCCTTAATCTCCACTCGCTCGCACATCCCGTAGATGCGCGAAATGATGCGCTGCCCCTGCATATCGTCAATCACGTTGCCGCCTCTATCCACCGTCGCCATGTGCGCGATGATCTCCGTCGGGCTGTAATTGCTCGTCACGACCGTCTGCAAACGCTCGTTATAGCGGTGGTTGACGATGCAAAACAGCTGCTCGCCCACCCACTCACTCATTTTCTCGCTGCCGAGGTCATCGAGCACCAGAAACGGCGTCTCCTTGACTGCCTGCACCGTCTCCGCTGTATTGCCGCCGTCAAACGATGCGCGGATGTCTGCCAGGAGGTCAGGCACGGAGGCAAAGAGCACAGGTTTTCCGGCTCTTGCCCGCTCATTTGCGATGATTGCCGCGAGCTTGGTCTTTCCCGTCCCCTTCTCCCCGTAAAGAAACACTCCGCTGCCGCCGTCCAGCATCCAGCGCGCCGATTCCACCGCGTGGCGATTGCCGTCCGTCACGGTGTAGTCCGCGAACGTATCCCCCTCGTAGGTGCGCGGAATCCGCGCTGAGGCAAAGAGCCGCGCAATCCGCAGCCGCTCCCTCCTGTTGCGCTCGTGCTTACAAGGGCTAAGGGCGTGGCAGAATCGCCCGTAGGACGTATCCACGACGGGGATCATCCCCTGTGAGGGTTGCTTGCAGCTCTCCCCCGTGCATCCGCGACAGAAGTCTTGCGCTCGCTCGATGTCAACGATCTCATCCCGATGCCGCTCGATCTCCTCCGCCGGTAGGTTGTATTTCCCACGGATAGACGTGGTTTCGGTCGGCTTCGACGAAATCCGGATACCTCGCTTCAAGAGCTTCTCGGCTATTGTCCCTACTTGTTCCACTGCTCTTCACTCCTTTCCGAGGTGCCTTGAACCCCTCACGCTTCCACCGCTCAAGAATTGCCGTGATATAGCGCAGATTACGCGCGTTGGATAACGCCGCCTCCTTGATCGCCTCTGTCACCCAAAGAGCACTGTATTCGTCCATGAGGTCAACAAGAGCGTCCTGCTCGATCTTCCCTGTGACGGGGTGGATGTTATTCTCGAACGCCTGCACCACCTCTGCGAGAGAGTTGCCCTCCTCGCGCGCGCGCGCATCAGCAGCTGCTTTGTCTATCTGTCTAGCAGTCTTGTCTTGTCTTCTTAATGTCGCAGTATCTGTCTCACATACTGTCGCAGTATCTGTCTCACATACTGTCGCAGTATCTGTCTCACATATCGGGATGGTCAATTTATACAAGGTCGTCTTTTTGCCCGCTGTCTTGAAATCAATCCACCCGAGCTGCTTCAGCCTGTTCTTCGCTTTTGTGATGGTATTCACGCTTCCGACGTTGGTCATATCTTGCAAGCGACGATCAGAGCACCCGAACCACTCCTGAAACAGCAGGTCATTGTCAATGCTCAGCAGCATTGTATAAACCGCTATTTCGATGGAGCCGATTCGATCGTCCGCCGATGCTGCCCTTGCAAACATTCTGAACCGATCAATCAGCGTCAGCACACCATTCACCTCCTATTTTTCTTCCGCAGGCGGTACACATCTGCGATCCGCTCATCAATCCGCACGGGCTCAAGAATATACCGCTTGAGAAAATCCCCTTGCCCTATGCGATGAATCTCCGTGTGATGCTCCCTGCAAAGAGGGAGCGCACGCATCCCTATGTGGCATATCTCCTTGCGGTTGCGCCCCATACCAACCACGCTGCCGTTGCAGTGGTGCAGCTCCGCTTTCCTGCCACACACCGCGCATCGCTTGTTCATGAGGCACGCCCACACATAGCGCGGGATATCCTCTGATAGCTGATACAACGGCTCTCCGACGTCTACTCCGTGCAAGAGGCAGAAGTCGATGAGATAGGTGATAAACAGCCTTGCCGTTGTCATGTCGCAGTTCGAGAGGGAGAACGATCTCCGCAACGTCTCTGCTTCGCCCACAAACATGAGCTTTAGCATTTCCTTCATCGCCTCAATGGGCGTATACCCCCACCACGCGGCGATGTAGGAGATGAGGACGTAGGCTTTCTTACGCTGCTTTGCACTGATGCGGCGTTTATCGACGAACTCCACGGCGACCGTCTCGTGACAGTCAGCAGGGCTCCTCTGATCAGGAGGATACGGAACAAAGACCATAGCGCCCCCATCTCGCTCCTTTACGATGTGTCCAACAAGTATCATGCGATGTATACCTCTGCGCCCGTCTCCTGCTGCACCTGCCGTTTGAATGCCTCTGCGTCGCTGTTGCCATCCGAGAGATGCAGGAGGTATATTTGCCGCACCTGCGTCATGTCGTTGGACCGCAACAGGTCAAGCAGGGTCTCGATGCTCATGTGCGTTTCTGCGACACGCGCCGCGAGCGAGAGCGGGACACGCTCATCTCTTACGTTGTCTATCATGATCTCCTGCGCGTAGTTGGCCTCGATCATAATGTGCGTCAATCCGGAAAACGTGTACTTGACGTAGGCGCTGTCCGTGATGTAGACGAGCTTTTCGCCGGTCTCCTCCGACGTGACCTGATATCCAAAACACTGGACGTCATGCTCTGCCTCAAAGGGGAGGATGCGGAATGTACCGATCCTGTGCTCTTTGAGTGCCTCCAGCTGCTCTACTCCCGGATAAAGCCCTGCCACGTCTGCGTTGCTGTAAACTGTGATGCCCCGCTGCAGGAGCTTCGGGATCGCCGCAGCGTGATCGCCGTGGCGGTGGGTCACAAGACAGCCGTCAATGCTGCTTGTCCGGAATCCGCAACCAATCTGGATGCGTTTGAACGGGATGCCTGCATCAAGGAGCAGGTGGGTCTTGCCATCACCGATGAGGTAGGCATTGCCGCTGCTCCCCGACGCAATGATCTTGATGTCCATGATCAGAAGTTAATTCCTTCGAGCGGATCAGCCTCCGGCGGCGCAGAAGTTTCCTCCGGAGCCGCTTCCTCTGCATCAATCGTCTGCGCTTCTGCAGCCTCCTCGAGCGGCGTCACGTTCTGTTCGGCGGGGCGCTCATAATCCTTATCTGCACTGAGCGCTTCCGAGAGTGCCATCCCCTGCATGTCGATGCTCATGATGCCGTATTTGCTAATGAGCTGCTTGATTACCGTCTTGAGGCCCATTGCCTCAAAGTTGGTCGTCCATACGCTTGCGCTTTTTCCGCTGCGCTTGTCGTACTGATACGCTTTGGAGAATGTCGTTGCATGCCGGAGCATGTCTTCTGCGCTCATGTAGAGCGTCTTTTTGAATCCGTTGACGAGCTCGAAGTAGGCGACGTAGCCGACTACCTTGTCGCTCTTTTTCTTGCCCCGGATGATCTCCCCTGTGATGAAGTCGATATCCTCGATCTGCCCCTCGTAGACGACAGCGGCGTTGATGGTCTTGTACTGCCCCGTGCGCATGGCGAGCTGGACATACCCCTTCCAACCCATCTGGAACTGTGCCTCATTCTTGTAGGGGATGATGTACGCAAACCCAAGATTCGGGTTGATCGGCAGCTTGAGCGTTGCGGCGGTCATCGCTGCACTGAGGATGGTCTTAGGTTCTGCCGCCGCAAGCTGCGGCGTGGACTTAACGAGGCTGAGGAGGCTCGTTACAAATGTCCCTGCCCCCTTGTCGAGAACCTCCTGAAACTTTTTCTTGATGGCGTCGCTCTCGACCCAGTTTTCGATTGTGGCGACGTTGGCCATGTTGTTCCGTGTGGCTACTGCCTGACTGTTTGCCATGATATTTCTCCTCCTACTCCTTGACCTCTACACGAATATCCTTGTCCTCTGCCGAGACGATGAAGCGAATGAGCTGCTCATCGACGGTGAGCGGCGTGCTGACGCTCTCGCCCTGGTCCATGAGGATGGGCAGATGCACACCGTAGTGTCGCCCGAGCGTCGTCACAATGTCGAGCTTGGCATTGACCTGCGCGGCGTAGTTCGCACTGCGGTACTCGACCCATGTGCCGTCCTTGCTCTCAACCGTCGGTTCGCAAATCTCCCGCAGTCCGCCGTTGATCTGGTCGCGGAAAAGCATAAACCGGACGAAATTGAAATGCTCATTGATACTGTCCGTCACCATCCGCGCTTTGGTGCGGACGAACTCCTCGCACAGATGAATTCCGTGCTCGAGGTATTCCATCTGCTCAGCGGCTGCCTTAAGCTCCTGACGCAGCTCTCCGACACGCTTACGGCTGTTTTCGGAGGCCTTAGCCTTTGCAATCCGCATGTTGACCGATGCGATCTCGTCTTTGACTGTCTGGATGTCGCGGTCATAGGCGTTCAGCGTGCCGTCTTCTGCACTCTGTCCGAGGCGCAGACGATCACGCATCTCCTCCATGCGGGCGGTGATCTCTTTGTATTCCGCCGTCTCCTCGAAGGGGGGCGGCGTCGCGAGCTTTGCCCGCCACTCGCCGATGAGTTCCTCCTTCTCCCTGATTTGGTGTTCCATCGCAGCAATGTCTGCCGCCTGTGCATCAATCTCTGCTGTGAGCGCGTCGATCTTGTCCTTGCTGCACATCTGCCCCAGACGGTTAATTTCTTCCTTCTCGGTGGCATTCATCTCATTGAACGCCGCACGCATTTCTTCCACCTGTTCGGGGGGCATCTGCTGATTGCAGGTCGGGCAAAGTTCCGCCCCGGCATCCCACTGCCGCGCAGCGACTTCGGCGTACTCCTCCATGAGTTTCTTGCGCTCTTTCTGCATCTGTGTGAGCCTGCGGACGCTTTCTTCGTGCTTGCGCTTCAGTGCGTCCAGTTTATCCGCGACGCTGCGCTTGTCTGCGGTCATGCAGTCAATCATCGCGTTGGTCTCCCGATTCGCCGCCGCGCCCTGCTCAATGTAGGCTGCGCGTTTTTTCGCAAGGTCAACTTCGAGCCCAGCGAGTGCAGCGCGTGTCGCCTCCTGCTTTCCGTCCGGAGTGGAGAGGCTGCGCTTCTTCTCCTCAATGGAGGCTTTCTTTTCCTCCAATGCGCGGAGTGTTGCATTCAGCGCGTCCGCGTCCTCGACGTTCTCGGCGATATTCTTGCTCGCCTCGTCAATGCGCGCCGGCAGGAGCTCGAGATCTTTGTTGAGTTTGCTCCGCTGTTCAGCGGCGATCTTCTTCCACTGCTCGACGGTATAGTGCTTGTCCTCCGTCCCCGGCATAAGGAAAAAATCTTCGATGCCTTCCAGTTCCTCATTGGCGGCGATGACATCCATGTCCGTGAAGTCGCCCGCCATCTCGAAGAGGATGCGGCGCTTCTCATCCGTCTTCATCGTGTCCGCGAAGTACCCGAGAACCATGAGCATCTTGACCCGCTCGAGATCAGTGCCGCAGGCGTTCTCGAGGATTTCCGTGTACTCCTTCTTCTTGGACTTTACGCCGTCAACATAGTAATCCGTGACGTTGCCCGTGTACTCTTCGACCGCCGCGCCGCGCTTGCGGGTCCATTTCTCGTAAAAGTCCTTGGCGAGCGTGATCCGCCGGCCGTCCGCAAGCTCGATCTCCATGCTTGCCTTGTGATTGATGCCGTGCGTCCCTGCGGTCTTCGGTGTAAAATCCGCCTCCTCCGTCGCAGGGCGGTCGATGAGTAGCCAGCAGATCGCGTTTGCGAGGGTGGTCTTGCCCGTCCCGTTCGCGCCGTAGATGTCCGCGTCCTTGCCGTCAAAGTTGACGGTGAGATTCTTAATGCCGCGGAAGTTCTCGAGCGTCAGGCTGAGTATCTTCATGTTGATTTACCTCCTATTCCGTGATATACTCACGGTAGTTCAATTCATTTCTGCGCTCGAGCGGTTCCTCTGCTCGGGCGCTTTTTCTTTTGCATTGAGCTCGTGCATCCGGGCGATCGCCTCGGCTTGCGTGCCGTATATCAGCACGTCAACCTCCGTGATGCCATCCACTGTGCGGCATGCCCTCCAGATCGGGAGTATACCGCCATACACTTCGCGGCATACTTGCCACTTTGTCATTGACCTACCTCCATCTGTTCAGGTCTATCAATCCGCAGCGAAAAATCACTTCCGGAGTTTTCTGCTTTTCCCACGATGTAGGCTTTTGCCTCATCGGGTGTCTGGAAATTCACGGTCTCTTCTTCAAAGATCATTCCCATCGCCGAATCAGCGATTTCGACGCTTGTTCCTCCATCCCAGAAATACGATAGCTGAGATACGCCGCTGTCGCTTCGCGTCAGAAGGAGCAAGCTTCTTGTCCCTTCCACAGCCTCTTTGACGGAGCCGCGGACTTGATAGCCCTGCATCCATTTCTTCATTTCTGTCCCTCCTTGACCCAGTACGTCACCTTGATCTTATCGCCGGGGTAAATCTCACCCTTGCGCTCCATGAGCCAAGGGTTAAGCTCCTCGATACCGCTCTTGTATTCGAGTATGTAACGGCGTGTGCCGGTATTTTTCTTGAGATACGTTTCTGCGATGCCCCAGATCGTATCGCCGGGGCGGACGACATAGACCTCCTCGACGAGAACAGCGTGTCCATCGTCCCACGGATTCACCGCACCAGAGCAGAGCGCTGCAACGCCTACAAACGCCCCACCGATCGCGATGTGTTTCCAAAACTCATGCATGAGCTTTAACCTCCTTTCTCTCTTTCAGTTTCCCCGTATAGCGTGGGAGACTGTGAATGTACTCAATCACCCAGCTATACGGAACCTTTCGATTCTCAGAGCCGCGCTCTAGCACAAATGCCAGATCACCGCTCTCGAACCGCTTGGCAACAGTCGCCGTCGAGCAGCCGAGGATCTCAGCAACTTCCCCCACACTCAGCAGACGTTCTTGCGGCACCTCCGCAGGTTTCGGAGGCAGATAGACAACCTCTGGCAGATGCTCAATGATGCGTTGCGTTGCCGCCTCTGACTGCGCCGCTACCTTCTCTGCAGCGATTCGCTCGACTGCATCCGTGAGCACTTTCACGATGTCCACGGCTACTGCGTCAGCCGCTTTCCTTGGCATATCCTCACCTCCAGAAATAGACCGCCAGTATGGAGAACAGCATAACCGGCGCTGTCAGGCAGACGATCGTTATAACGAAGTCCCAGTCTATGACACCCCGCACATACTTCACCTCCTATCGGCATCCACGCCCCGCCATCTTTGCTATCTACCATGATTCGCCTCGTAATAGGGCGGGGCGTGACCCGCCATCATCAGCGCAGTACGTTGATCAATGTGCATACAATGGCAATCATTATGCAAGAAACATTAAACACAAGCATCGCTCCCGGATTACGAAAAGCGAAATCATCCAGACGTTCAAGCAGTCGCTTCATCTCCTCACCTCCTCTACACATGAACTTCCATCAAGATCACTCCGAAAAGATATGCGAGCAGAATACAGGCAGCCGTTCCGACAAATCCCCCTGCGCTGCAAACGAGAAGTAACACCTTCCAATCCAAACGCCGATTCGCTTGCATGGTGTAGATTGTCCGCCGTAGGAAATGATCCTCATCCTTCTGCCAAAGCCTGTATTCCACAAGCAACATCTTGATGTCCGATAGTGTCTTTTCCTGCGGTTCATTCTCCTCCCACGTTACACCGATGCGTGCCTTCAAATACTTATTGCATTCGGCGCTTGTCTTCGGTGTAGAATACTTCATCCCCTCACCTCCTTTGCCTCTTGTTGAAAGGTGTTTTTTCTTAGAAAGTAACTTATAAAGCTACTTTCTTGGCAAAAAAAATGGACATAGGATCTTCAATTTTAAGTTCCTCAATCATGGTTTCAATTTCGTCAGAACCAAAATGCCCTTTTTTTAGCTTCAGCGAAAAGGTTTTAGGTGTTATCCCCAGCCTCTTCGCCATTTCTTTTCGTGAGATTTGATGCTTCGCCATCAAACCGACAATCTCATCTGTTTTTATCATTCTCACATCCCCCTTTCTCTTTGGTAGCTTTTTAGGATACCATTAGTATAACTCTAAGAAAGTAACCTGTCAAGATATTTTATTCTTCAAAAGTAACTTTTTTGTTGCTTTTTATACCGTTTATGTTAATATATAAATGACACATCATTTAAGAAGGAGGGGGATTGTATATGCCAGATGGTTCTATTGGTGCGCGGCTTAAAGCCCTTCGTTTAGATCGAGGGTTGACTCAAGATGAAGTCGGTCAACGCGTGCTTGTTTCAAAGCAAACACTATATAAATATGAAAATGATATTGTAACAAACATCCCCGTGGATAAGATAGAACTGCTTGCCGAAGTGTATCACGTTACCCCTGCCTATATTATGGGATGGGAAAATCCATCTTCATTGACAACGGGGGACCAGAATTATATACAAGGAACGGTTTCCGAAGAAATCGCCCCCTACGGGAAACATACACGACGCACAAAAAAAGAAAATGATCTTGACGCCTTGTTGGAACGTGGTGGGTATCTTACTTATAGCGACAAACCACTAACGGAACAGCAAAAACAGGTCTTGCGGGAGTTTGTAAAGGTGTTAATCAAGGAGGAATCATCTGATGCGGAGACTACTTCCGACCGTCATTGATGTTATTCGAGCTCACGAGAGCAACAGCCCATCCACAATTCTCCGAGCGATGGGCATCAAAATACACCCACACAACATTATCTTCTTGCCAGATGCGTTCTTCGTTCGCCTTGGGCGGATGCAAAGTGTCTCCATTAAGACAACTCTCTCAGAGGATGCACGTAATGTTGCCCTTGCTCACGAGTTAGGGCATATCATTCTCCATCATAGTTTAGATTCATTTGTTCACGTAGATCGATTATCTGCAGCGCAGCATGACGAAAAGGAGCTTGCGGCGAACAAGTTCGCCTTTCTCCTTCTCGCGCATACCTGTTTGCGCAACAACGTCCGGATGATCGACAGCATCCGCGATGAAAAATTATTATCTCTTGCCGATACCGCCTCTCTGCTAAAGGAGTTAGAATGCGCAGCTTGTGTCTATGAATAGGAGGTTATTATGTTTTGTCGAAAATGCGGTTATGAACTCCCTAATGATGCTTTGTTGCTTAAAGTGCGGAGAAAAGATAGTAACTTCACCATACCAACAAAGAACGCTGACTTCTATTGAGATACACAGGAAGACTAAACGGAGGGCAACATCATGAACGAGGTATTTCTTATCATAGCAATCTGCTCTTTACTTGCGGTCATATTCCTTGTACTTAAATCGGTTTTTCGAGCCGTCAAACCATATCTGTTACAGTTGATAAGATTTATACAAAATCGACCTTACCTCAAACGAATCTGCATTATTTCCCTGATTTGCATACTATCTTTTGTTGGGTTCTATACTACAAAAGAATCGCCAAAACCTAAAGCTGACAATCAAGTTGGAACACATTCTCGTCCAGAACCAATGGCAGATCCGTCCCTGTCTCCAGAGGAACAACGGGAAGCAATTATAAATCAAATGAGGCAGGATATAAAAGCAGGTGATATAGGGCTGAAACAGAGAGGTCCCGGGTGGAACAACAGCGATGAACTGAATGAGGTACAAAAATGATGTCAGACTTCTACATCATTATTTAAGGGAGGAAGAAAATGAAACTATTACGCATCCCCATCATGTTGTTGCTCGTTTTGCTGAACGCCAGCGTTATATCAGCAGAGCAGTCACAACAAAAGGAGCAAGTCGAGTATTCGTTCATAACGATAAAGGAATACTTAAAAGCTCCAGAAGCCGTACAGGTAATCGATGTCCGATCAGAACAAAGTAGGGAGAGGAGCAAAAAAGAGGTTCCCGGGGAAATATGGATTAACCCCTACAAAAAGAAACCCCTTGATGATTTTATTGCCCAGCAAGATAAGTCAAAGGCTTACATGATTTATTGTTCATGCCCCGATGATGGTTATTCTATTCGTGCAGCACAGATTCTATTTCAAAACGGCTTTATAAACGTCAAGGTATTAAAAGACGCTGCAAAGCATATTGAAAAAGGCCGGCTGCCGATGGTAGATATGAAGGGAGAGAAAGATCAATGAAACGCATCACTTTACTCACAGCAATACTTGCGATGTTGCTATCCCCCACGGTATCTGCAGCAACGCCACAGGCAGAAGAAGGATCTATTGCAAATTTTACACTCAATGTTGAGGTTCCCCCGCCGGAGATCGGCTCCATTGTCGGCACATACAATCACCGTATGATATACTTAAGGAGAGGCTGTTGCAGTCACCATAAAGGTGTCTGTGGATGCGAAAACGGACGGACAAAATGCTGCGACGGAACCTTTAGCCCCACTTGCGGATGTTAGCAATTTACATTTAACGGAAAATGCAATGTGAAGAATCCTCACATTGCATTCATCCACTTTCAAACATAGTGTTGAAAGTAATTTGACACTTTTCTATAAAAATCACAAGTAAAAGCGCATATTTTTGTAAAAAGAAAAATAACGAGAATAAAAACCGCCCCCTCTGCGCCAACAGAGAGAGCGGCAGACATGACGCGAATCATGCCAAGTTGCAATAAAATTCTACCATGATTCGCCTCCCATTTCAAGGAGGTTTTATTTATGTCCAACAAAATCAGAATCAGAAAGCGTGGGAAAACTTTTTCGTACAGCTTCGACATCTCGAAGAACCCACGCCGCATGAAAGAGAAAGGAGGCTTTGCCACCGAGGATGAAGCATTTGACGAAGGCGTAAAAGCCTATGCCGACTGGAAGAGCGGGAATATCGGTGTCACGTCGGAGAAAGTGACGCTGCGGGACTACCTTGCCTCGTGGCTTGAGAACGTCGTGCGGCCAACTTTGAAGCGATCAACGCATAAGAATTATTCAAGCATAATCGCTGCACGCATCGTCCCGTATCTCGGCAGTATCCATGTTCAGGAACTACGCCCGCGAGATGTAGATTCATGGATGAAAAAAATTGCAAAAGAAGGTCTTGCGCGAACCACAATAGCACAGGCAAAAACGGTGTTATCTATTGCTATGAAATATGCCGTATATCCGGCAGAATTGATCTCTGCGAACCCTGTCACAGGCATATCTATCCCCCGTTGTGCTCCTCAAAAGATCATCCCCCGCGTGGTCATCACGCCCGAGCAATTTGCAGCCATCCCAACAGACGGGGTATACTATCCCGCAGTCAAACTGCTCTATCACACGGGGCTTAGAATCAGTGAGGTTTTGGGGCTCACATGGGATGATATTGACCTTAACACAGGAGAAATATCGGTTGCAAGACAGCGGGTATATCGCGGGTACTTCGAAACGCCGAAGACCACGACCAGTACGCGAACATTCTACGCGGATGCCGTGCTTATCTCCTATCTGCGTGCACTAAAAGCATCACAAGCAAAAGAGGAGATGCGCTTAGGAGAGGCATATCAAGTAATCTACGAGGATATGCATGATGGTCGCGCACTCGTTATTCTGCCGAAGAAAATACCACCTCCGAAATTTCTTGTTCGACGCCCTCTCCTTTGTATTCGGTCCAACGGCACTCCTTACAGTCATGCACGTTTTGAGGCGTTTCTGCAGCGTCTGAATCTGAATGCACACAGCTTCCGGCATACGCACGCCACCCGCCTCATTGAGGCAGGGGCAAAGCCTGTTGACGTTGCAGCACGTCTGGGACATGCTGATGCAACGATTACACTCAATCTGTATACGCATGATACGGAGGAAATGAAGCAAGAGACCGCGCAGATTTTTGAAAGGATTGTAGGCAAGTGATTATGTAGACAAGATGTAGACAAGTCACTCTGAATAGGCGCTAAACCATTGATATAAAAAGCTATGTGGCAGTGCTGTGTATTTTGTGATATAAGATCACCGATATATAATAGCACAGGATAAAAGATTATATCACATTACTACATCCCTTACAATGACAGGGATTCACAAGAATAAAACATATTCTTGTACGAAACAAAAAATAAGAGTAAGAAAGGCGAATCATGGTATTTTGTAGGCAATTTGTAGACAAGGAGAATCTTTAGATGAACCGATCGAAGAAGCGCGCGGCGCTTTATATTCGCGTGTCAACAGAGGAGCAGGCTCGGCATGGATACTCCCTCGCCGAGCAGGAGCATGATTTATACCAATACGCCAAACAACACGCTTACAAAATAGTGGGGGTTTACGCCGATGAGGGTGTCAGCGCCCGCAAATCCCCTCACCTTCGCAAAGGTCTGCAACGGCTCTTAGAGGATGTACAAACAGGAGACGTTGATGTCATCATATTTAAGTGCCTTGATCGATGGTTCCGAAACGTTCGGGACTATTATATTGTGCAGGATATCCTTGATGCGCATAGCGTAGACTGGGAGTGCTCACAGGAATCTCTGTACAATACAACAACTAGCAGCGGAAGGTTGATGCTCAACCTCAAACTGACACTTGCACAGCACGAGAGCGATCAGACAAGTGACCGCGTCAAATATGTGCAGCAGGGACTTTTACGTTCAGGAAAGGTTATCACTGGCCACATACCTGATGGATACAAAATCAGCAAGAACAAGCATATTGTAATCGACAGGAAAAAGGCGCCAATGGTACAAGATATGTTTGCGTATTTTGCGGAAGGTCATTCTGTGCTTGCAACGTATCGGATGCTGTTGGGAAAATATCACTACGGCAAAACAGAAGGAGCCGTTGGTCGCGCTCTACAAAACAAAATTTATATCGGCGAATATTACGGCGTCAAAAATTTCTGTCCAGCCTTGATCGATGATGACTTGTTCGCAACCGTACAAAAAGCATTCGAGGGACGTACTCAACACCCGCGAACAGATAACATCTATCTTTTCAGTCGTCTATTAAAATGCCCTAAATGCGGGCGTGGACTCACGCCGAGATACCATCGTCAAAAGACATGTGTGCGCATTTATTATGTGTGTCGATCATACACGCACAGTAACTGCCCATACAACGTGTATTGGCGAGAGGATCGCATAGAGGCGGCATTATTGGCGAGCATTGATACCGCAGACACCGGCTATGCCGATATGGAGAAAGCAGAAAGAAAATTATTTTGGGAGAGGCTCCTTGATCGAGTTATCATATTCAGAAATAAACTGATAGCAGTACCGATTGAGGCTTAATCTATTAAACAAAAAAGCGAAGCCTATTCCGTACAGCTTCGCTTTTTTTATTTTACTTGTTCATTTTTTCGTTGACCGCCTCCATGATATAGGCTGTCATGGACTTACCTTCTTTCTCGGCAGCTGCCTTGATGATGGCTTTCGTGCCTTTCGGCACTTGCATCTTCAGCTGTTCGTAGTTTTCCCGGTTATACTCCCGGGTACGCTTAATCTTATTTTCTACCCAGCCCAAAATAACACCTCCTATTGTCTTCATTATAGTGTGGATTCCGCGAAATGTAAAACCCTCACCGGAATACGGTGAGGGTGGGGATTCAAAAGACAATCACTATTCGCAGGCAAGCTCCGTCAACACGGTCGCTGCATCCTCGTCGATGTAATCGCCGTTCTCCTCGTAATCATATACAGATTCCCAGTCGCAGGCGTTTGCCTCATCGGTGCACTCTGTGTTGATAATCTCAAAGCAGATGTCATAGGTCGGACGGTCTCCGTCTTCGTCCGGCGTATCATCGGGGCAGAACGCCCGTGCTCGGTAGAAGTCACAATCCCAAAACGCATCGCAGAGAAATACAAAGCGCTTTCCATCTTCTGCGATGGCGATCGGAGTGTATTCCGCGGTATATTTTACTTCATTCGTCAACTTGATCATTTTTAAATCCTCCTCTTTCTCTGGGGCTTTTGCCCCCTGACCTTTATCTTGATTACATTGTACCATTGCAATAGTACTATGTCAATAGTTTATTTTATATTTTTTCAAAAAAAATTTCTAGGCAAAGAAAAAAGCAGAAACCTTATAAAAGGTCTCTGCTTTTTCTATTCTATCCAATCACAATTTTCAATCCACACACCCAAGCGGGTGAGACAGTTATAGTATAGACAATTAACCCAATATTGTCAACAAAAAATAAGCCCCAGAGCCGAAGCCCCGGGGCTTATGCACAAACATCAAATTTTAAGTTTTAGCCATATACAGCCATACTTGCTTGTCCAGCTCATATTGACTCGTATTCAATAACTCTGCTGTCTTGCCATATATAAGGCTAGCCTCTTGGTATGAGCAATGAGGTATCCCTGCCAACTCCAAGAATGCAAATAGGTGACGATCTATAGCAATCGCCTGACTGCCAGAAAGCATTTTTAGGTAATCAATGGTCTTAGGTCCAATGCCATCAAGCTTTCTTAGCTGACTTATGTTTTCTTCTATATCAAGCCATTTTGCAAGCTGATCTTCATTTTTGATGCCATTGTTATATAGAAACCATGTTAAATCTTTAACGCGTTGTAGCTTTTTCGGATTTTTCCAAGAGATGAGTTCCGAGAGGGGCGCGACCTGCATCAAAATAATGAAATCACATGTCGTCTTGTAGTCCGGATATTTTGTGAGGAGTTTAAGAACACGCGGATAGACTACATGATGGTAATTTAAACCTGCCTGTAGTATAGAGTCGGTTATTGTTGCTCCCATGTGATAGTATGGCTTCCTTTTGGCAACTGGCGCAAAGTTTTTTCCCCGAATAAAATTGGCAAGTTTTTCTGCGTAATTGCATAGTTCACTCTCAAGCATGCTCCATACCTCCTTAAACCAACTAAGGGAGACGCCGCAAAACATCTCCCCCCCAGTCGATTCAACTATTCACCACTCGGCGACGTTATACATGACGGTCGCGCCCTTATAGCGCGCCCCGTCAAAGTGTGCCAGTGCCTCAAATCGTCCTTGCTCGTAGCCGACGGTCATCAGTACCTTGCCGTCAATGACAGATGCACCTGCCTTGATGCGGTGATCTTTGCGCAGGTTGATCTTGTAGACGTCAACCTTCTGATCTGCCGGCGATAGGTCTTTGCCGTCCTTATCCTTTGTGATCGGAGTAACCACGGTGCGATCACTCTTTTCACGCGCCGCCCGTGGCAGTGTAGGATCGTCCTCTCGTATTTGCCGCTCTACCACCTGCGCAGCACGCTCGACCGTTGGAGCTGATACATAATATGTAGCCGCCGGCGTACGTTGTCCCGCCTGCACATCTGCAAGACGCTTTTGGAGTGCCTGTGCGTTGGCGCGTGAGATATCGAGCTGCGCCCGCAGTGCTGCCGCGTCCTGCGTTTGCTCCTGCGTCAGGACTGCGGGCTTTTCCGCCGCCGTCTGCTCGGATGCAGAGTGTCGGCCAACGGCGTATGCAACGCCTATAATCAACAGACACAGGATCACCAGAAGAACGGTTTTGTGCTTTGTAATGATATCTTTCACCCGTTCAAACATATATAACACCTCCTCATTGATTGGCGTAGAAATTCGCTTTGCCGACGATCTCATCCATCTGCGCAAAGAGATTCCTGCCGGGGCATGCCGTCCCCATCAGCGCTCTGTGCCCGACGATGTGATCGCGGTCAATCGGCAGTCCGTAATCCGTGCAAACGTTAGCCAACAGCATCGCTGTACTCTCAATCTGCGCGGCCGTCGGATATCCGATCTCAAAATTGCCGCAGACGTGGATGCCGATCGTGTGGTAGTTTTCCCCCGACGCATGCGCGCCGATGGTCCAATGCGGCCGCCCGACCTCTATGGTTCCGTCCTTGCGGACGACATAGTGGTACCCGATGCACGTCCACCCCTGCGCCTGATGCGATGCATTAATCTCCTCCGCAGAGAGATCATCATCGGTCGGGTTGCCTGTGTGATGCAGGACGATCATATCCGTTTCGCGGCGCGTGCTCAGTCGCCCCGCATCATACGTCAGATTCAGATCTTTCAGATGTACTCTTTCCATTGTCTTTGTCCTCCTTTTTCTCTTCGTACTGGTCGGGGATTCCATTCTCGTCGCGGTCGATGAATGACTTTGCGAGGAATCCGATGACCGCAATCCACGCCGCCCCGCTGATCTCGTGGAGGAAATTTCGCATCTCCACGAGATCAGGATGCATTTTTGTGTTCCAATCATAGAGCCACGCTGTCACATAGATCATGACGCAGATCACGATCATTGCAGCATACCATACGATGTAACGCATGGCAGCGTGACTTTTTGTCATGTCGCGCAGATATTTTCCTGCGCGCCCGAACCACTGTGAGACTTTGAGCATTGTCTCACCTCCCTCCGAGCGCCCACGTCAGAATCGACGCGAAGATGCCGACGATGGTCGTACTCATCCCAATCGTCCAACAGACGTCATGCTTAAATTCGTCCAGCCGATGATGCGCGGATTTTGTGCTTTCTTCCAGACGGGCAATCCGCTCATTGATTGCATAGAGCTGATCGCGTCCCATCGGCAGTTTTTCCGCAAGGGTCCTAATCTGCGCTTTGATGCTCTCGAGCTCGGCCAGTATTTCTCCTCTTGCCACGTTGCACCTCATTACTTCCTTATACATAGGGGCGCTATTCCGACGGAGTAACGCCCCTACTCCCTGTAATTACACTTCTTTCTCCGCATGCTCCGCAATGTAGAGGGCGACATCCTCTTGATAGATGACAGGCACGACTTTTTGTCCTTCCGTCTTGCTCTCCTCAGAGATTGCGTATTTTTCATGACGCACGAGGAATGCATAGACGGGAATCATATAGCTGTACTTCTTCATTTTTTCTCACCTCCTTTCAGTGCTTGCAGGGCCTCTTCGATTTCTGTGAGACGCACTTCTTGTGCGGCGACAGCTTCAAATATGGATACGCTTTCTTCGTCGGCTGTTTCTGCCGTCGGATTCGTATCCTCTCCCTTTGGTGTCTCCGTTTTCGGAGGACTAAGGACAAGTCCGATATTGGGGTCAAATGTGGCAACGTAGCCGACTTTACATTCCACGCCCGTAACGTCTACCCAGTAGGTAGAGGGCGAGAATATGCTTCGCCACGTATCAAAGTCGCGTTCGTCTTCGTGGACGGATCGTACTTTTCCGTACAATATTTCTGCGTATTTGTTCATTGTGCTCTCCTTTTATGCGGTGCCGTTGGGCGTCTCTTTATTGATGCTGTTTGACCATTCGAGGGTGATTGGAAGTTTATGTTTTTCCACCATGTTCATTATATTTCCCGTTCCTTCTCTAACGAGGAAATTTCCAAACGCTATTCTCATATTTATCACAATTTGGCGATTTTGATCTTCTCCCGATAATCTCAAAGTCTCATAACCATAAGTTTTCCCTGCCTCCACTTTTACATAGCGAGTTGCTTTCTGTTGGTTTACGTTTAAATATGTCAGCTGCAAAACAGCGACGCCCTTCGGAACGGTAAACGTTCCCGTTCCTTGCACGGTGATACTCCCCGGCGTAATTCCGCCCTGCTTTAGGATCGCAAGCGATACTCCGTTTTTCTCCTGCCGGCCGCTGGTCGCTTCGCTTTCGGTGACAGCCCCCAGCGCTGCGAAGCAGTCCACACCGTCTACATGGAGCGGCAGGACGCCGCCCATCGCGTTCGCCTCTTCCTTTGTTGAGTAGAGCGTGCAGGATTCGACGACGCCTTTGGTATTTTGCAGTTTGAGTTTTTTTACCAGTTCCGCCATGATCTCACTCCACCCAGATTTTTGTTCCGTTGGCAAACGTCAGGACATTTGTGCTGAGCGCCGATGCCGTCGAGGCATTTCCCTCTACTCCGCCATCAGCTTTGATCTTTCCGGTAGCGGTCAGAGCAGGTACCGTGAGCGCACCTGTCATGCTGTCGCCGGATTTCGCAACAAATTTAGAGGCGTTCTGTTGGTCGAGCTCCTGGAATTTTTTATCCAGATCGGCTTTTGAGTATGTACCGACGGCTTTTTGTGCGGCGGCGGCAGATTCTGCGGCGCTTTTTGCGCTTTCCTGTGCGCTCTTTGCAGCAGATTCGGCTTTGTCGACTTCGACGTTGATTCCGTCGATGTGTCGTTTTATTGAGGTAATATTGTCCTCCATTGCCTTGACGTGCGTTTCGGATGCGGCGCTTGCCGTTTGACTTTTGCCGGCTTCCTGTCTGCTCTGCTCTGCTTCCGTTCGCGCCGTTTGCGCTGCGCCCGCGGCGGATTCGGCGGCACGCCGATGTTCCTCTGCGGTATTTTTTGCATTGGTCGCGAGGGCAACGGCATGCGATGCGCTGTTTTCGCTTTCTTTCGCGTTCTGTGCGGCCTGCTGCGCCGCAGATGCGCTTTGCTGTGCGGCGAGAAGCTGAGCAGCAACATCAACACCCGTCTGGAAGATTTTTGCGATCAGCTCGGCAGGGGCAATGTCAGAGCTGATCGCGACGCGCACAGTGCGCTCGACAATCTCTGCGAGTTGCTGTATCTGCATCTCCTGTCGATCAAGCTGCGCTTCTATGTCCTCGGCATAGAATATCCCTTGACTAATCAGATTGAGTGTTTGAGTGTAAGGGATTTGACGCTGAATGGTGATTTTCCACCCGTTCGGCAGCGGCTGCGTTCCGCTCTTTGGATAGAGCACATTCTTATCACTCAGAGACAACACAAAATCCGTCGTCGAAGTCTCCGTTCCGTTTTCATCGGTCAGAGTAACGACAACATTATTCACATCCTCAGGGTTGAGCAGAAATGTAAAAGGGAAAACGGTTGTAGAACCATTTCCCCTATACGTATTCTTGACATTCGGATTTTCAACAGTCATGTTGATACCTCCTATTTCTGTTTGAGTTTCTTATCCAGAATTGTCTTTGCGATAAATTCACGCAGATCATCTGGATTATTGAGACGGTAATTGTCGGTCATGAAGCGTGCCGTATTCCAGAAGCCATCGGTCAAGGTATCCGGAACAGCATAGATCGTCCCGGCGATTCCCTTTGTCAGGGCGCGTCCAAAATCAATCGCATCAATCTTGGACTTGTCGCTTTGCAAAGAATGCGCCATCTGGATGGGGTCGGTAAGTCGCCCAACAGCAGCGAATACAACACCACTATTGCGCCCCTGCTGCAGTTTGCCTGTAATCATCCCTTGTGCGATCTCGCCAACCATATTGATCACCGGGAATCCGCTTGCGACGCTCCCGAGAGAATTTGCCGCCCACTGCTTCAAAAATTTCTTATACCATTCGTCTTTATCTTTTTTATCACCACTTCCGGCCGAAACAGCTTCAAGGCTTTGCCGAATCATCGTTTCGATTGCAGCCATTGCGACAAAACGGAAAAGATAGGAACGAACAAACCCGGAATAACGCTCAACAAAGTTGCTCTTGTGCTTGTCATAACGCCCTGCATAATACTTCTCCCACACTGCATTCATCTGTGCATTGAAGAAGCTGAAGAATGGCGTAAATGCCTTGACAAGCCCACTCTGTGAACGCTGTACCGCAGATCGGTCAATCGAATCTGCAGAGCCAAAGATCGAACGTACTGCCTCGTGGGCTTCTCTGTGCGCACGCTCACGGGCAATAATCTCATCTGTCCCGTCCGCTACCTCCTTGTTGTACCGCCCCTGATATGTCCAATAATAGGTTGGCACACTGCAGAGCATGTCTGTCTCCTCCATGAGCCATGTCCCATACTTAATAAGACACTTCCGAACGGAGTTCTTTCCGCCGAAAATGTCTTTTCCTTTGGTATTCAGATCGCGATCCATATTATGAGCACGGTTCCGCATAAACGCCGAATCATTGAGTACGAATTGACGGATCCTCTGCGGGTGCCGGAGGTACTGCAACATTGCCTGAACTGCATTGACTGTACCGAGTCGATCTGCCATCGGCATAATATTGGACGCATTAAGGAGTGCCGTCGACACACGAAACGCCATGATTGCCGTTACCGTGTTCGCGCGCCACTCCTCCGCTTTAGTCTCAATGTAGAGATTGTTATTCATTGGCTCTTGCCATGTATTTTCAACCCATCGTTTCAGACTGTCATATGCGTCTTTTCCGAGCGTCTGCAAGATCGGTTCTTTAACCGCCGAATGGTTGAGTAGCTTATAGACATCACGGCAAGCAAGGCGCATCGCGGCAATATGGATTTGCTGATCGATATGGCGATACATGACATCCAAAGAGAGGTCAAGCGGCCGCCCCAGCGGAGCCCCGTTTGCACGGTTCTTCGTTGAGCCCATTCCAGACCCAAACGCCATAGCGCCACCAACCGATTCGGCGACAGTTGCAAGCTCCTGATCTGCTGCACGCTCAGAACGTTTCGGGTCATACCGAATCGGATAGTACCCGCCGCGAATGGTCAGCAACTCTCCTGTCGATGCCTCGATCGTAAATTCATCCGGTGCAACACGCTTCATCGGCGTGCCGGCGCTCTTTTCGACGACCTCATTGACCGCATCGCCGTGCTCATTGAGATAATCCCATATCTCCTGCACGAATGCCCAGTCTTTCTTGGTCATCGTCTTTGCAAAAATCTCCTCGACATCCTTCTCTATATACGGTGTTTTCGTCGAGAGACCTGCGACGAGGCGGGAACGGTTGCCCTCGTTGCCCCAGTTGAGAGCCATAGAGAGCACATTCTCCTTTGTCAGTTCTGTGCCATCCGTGAGATTTATCCCGAGTTTCTTGCTCCACGCTTTGCGCCTGTCTTTCTGCGTGTAGTATTGTCCAATGATCACTTCCAATCGTTTTGCGTTCTCCTCAAGTGCCTCCGTCTTTTTTTCCTGTGCATCAAAGAGCGTATTGTAGAGATAGTCTACAATCGCACCGCTCTTGCCACCGATGACCTTGAGCATTGTTTCCGGCTTCAAAAGCTGCACCATATAGGTGTGAGCTTCTTTTCCGCCGTCCTGCTCACCGATATGCTCCTCATAGTTCTGATACATACGAGCCGCGACCTCATCGATGTTCTCACCTGATGTGAGGAGCGTGTTCTTGTTGCGCCCCGTCACATAGAGATATTCAACGAGCATACGCAGATCACGGAGTTCCTGCATGGAGAGTTCCGTATACTTTCGCTGCGTATCGCGGGACGTTGCCGCAGAAGTGAGCCATTCGGGAATATCCACGCCATCAAAGCCATCGTTGGAGTCCTTGATCTCTTGCATCAATTCCGACCAACTACGCGCACCTTCTCCCATGAGAGGCACACCATCGGAGCGACGAAGACCAAACACATAGAGTAAATGGTGAATGAAATAGCGGTGATTTCCGTCAATCTTGCCCGTCTTGTCATTGGCAAGATTCTTCTCCCGGCGGGCAAAGTATTTCACCATACGATCGAGCTCGCGTTTCAGTTTGACGCTCTCATGCGTCATTGCCTCCATTGCAAGCTGACGGGTCTTTGCCGTACGTGCCGCCGCAAGGTCTTTGTCGCCTGTGTCCTCCTTCTCAATTCCATTATTCTTGCGGAGCATATTCGTGAGATGACGTTCTGTCTCTTTTGCGGCGCTCTGTACCTGCCGCATCCAATGACGCGTATTCGTCGCCTCGTGGGTTGGAGCGTTCTCAAGGTGCTGCTGTGCATATGCACGCATCGCAGCAACTCTTCCCGCCGCCGAATCACGGAGGCTGCGCACGGCTTCGAGGTTCTGCGCCGCCGAGAGTTTGAGTCGGTTAAACGCCTCCCCGAACTTCTCACGCATCTTTGTGCGATCTTCCTCTCCTGATTCTTTCGCGGAAGAGAGGAGCGCCCGCAAATCATCAATCTCCTGCGCCTGTTTCTCCTGCCAGCGGAACGCATATTTGAGAGCCGTCACCGCCTTTTCCAACGGCGCATCCTCCTCACGTTCCAGTGCACGCGCAACGCCGATCATCGCATCTTTGAGACGCTGCGGGGCGTTGTCATAGGCCTTGATATACTCGTTCAGGAGTTCTCCTTCAAGGGCTGTCTGACGTGCGGTGTATTCCTGTGATGCAAGCACCTCTTCTGCTCGCTGTGCAATCGCCTCTGCGTTCGGCATTTCTGTCTTGTAGCGTTCCCGCTCCTCGCGCATCTGACGATTATAAGCTGCGTCGAATCCGCCGCCGGCATCTTTGAGTGCCTTTTCATACGACTCCACCGTAGGATAATAGCCGCTTGCGATGACCTGACCAACGCCAAATGTCTCCGCAACCGCCTCCGCCTGCCAAACGGGATTCTCCCGCATCTCAGCTTTCAGCTGTGCTTCGTATTCCTCCATGTGTGCGTCAACGTCGCGCCCTTGCATCTCACGGATAAGCTCTTTGAGCAGCGTTTCCTTTGCGCGCTCCTTGGCCTCTGTCTCCCACTGAATCATCGTCTCGGCAGAATCCGCATTGAGAAGTTCAGGATCAATCTTTTGGAGACGCTGCGCACGTTTGACGACCGCCGCCGCTTCGATCTCCTCGTCTGTTGCAATCATACGCGCCATGATTGCTTCGACCTCAGCAGATGCGCGCACACCCGCACCCGTGACATCCTTGTAAATCCGCGTGAGCCATGCCTTGAAGCGACGGAACACAGCACGTAATCCCTGTGCAGGTGCTTCCCCGCTGCGAAGGTATTCCTCAAACCCACGGGCAAAACGCTCCTGCATCCATTCACGCTTGAGGCGTTCTGTCTCTGCTGCATCTCCCTTCTTCTCTGCTGCAAGAATTTTCTCCTCACGGTTGCGGAACTCTGCCGCAGAAGCTGTCCCCACGTACTCGTCCGCCGCACCTTTCGTCCACGTCGCCCATTTCTGGATTGCGGCAAGGTCTTTGGCATAGCGGCTCTCTGGTGCAACTTCTGCGATATGTTCCAAATCAAACAGGAAGTTATGCGCCATCTCGTGCATAAACGTCGACTGATCTGCCACCTGCATGAGAGAAATCAGACGTTGCGTACCGCCAAGCGTCGCCGTGATATTCCCCTTCGCCCCGTGCGCGTGATCTTGGTTATACTTCTCGATGATTTGGATTGCCTGATCATCGAAGATGACAAAGCAACGACCGTCGCGCTGTCCGTCGTAGGTGATGCCCTTGATACCGACCTCGTTCAACGCGAGAGATGCTGCTTTGGGACTGCCAAGCGAATATGAAAGACTTTCATAAATTGCCTTGCCATTCCTATAACTCTTAAGGATCGTTTGGTAGTTATCAAGAGCCTCTTGCGTTTGCTCTTTATAGTACTCAACATCCTCTCTCCCCAGCTGAAAATCTTGTCTAAACTCGGGGCCTAAAGCCCGTTCTAAGGGGACTCCATACACAGACCCGCCTTGTATAAGGCGTTCTGCCGCCGCTTGTCTCTCTTCAATCGTTGCGTTTTCACTGAGTACAAGGTCATAGTCCTTGATTTTAGCCTCGTAGCTTTTTATTTCTTTGGCAAAACGAGCTTTTCTATTATTGTCCTCATCGGCAAACACCTCTCTCAGCTTCTCCTGCACGAACTGCGGCTGCTCGTCAAACGGCTTCTGCTCGTCGAGAAGAACGTCATTGTCGGGGATTTCGACATGAAAAAGACTTGATTTTTTCTTTTCCAAATTCCATGTATCTGCTTCTTCTTGCAAAATTTTCAGAGCTTCGCGTATGAGGTCCTTGTTTTTTTCACGCACATCGGTATCTTTTATACGCTCCATTCTTTCAAGATATTCCTCAGTCTCTCTGATTGCTTGCTTTACATTGGCATTGCTGTCCTCAAACGCAGAAAGCGCGATTTCAATTGAAGAACCTTCTTTCAGCGGTTTGCCGCTATTCCTCTCTACGCGATAACCGTCAGGGTGCACGGCATACGTTTTATCGCCGGCGTGGATAATCGCTTGTTGAACCTCCCCTAATACATCTTTATACCACTCCGACACCTCCCGATTCTGCGCAAAATACAGTCCCCAACCGTGTGTCTGTGCGCCCTCACCCGTGCCGATCATCTCAAGCAGGAACTCGCGGAAATCATGCGGCGTGCCGTGCCATGCGGATTGCTCTAAGGTTTCTGCATTCTCATCCGCAGGAATATCCTTGACAGAATCGAAAAGTTCTGCTAATCTATGATCAACAAAAGACGTTTTGCTCTCTTCGCCCGGGTCACTAACCCGGATACGTTGAGAGGAAACGTCTTTTTTGTTTTCCTCGTAGATTTGAATATCACTGATTCCCGTCGAGTGAAGAATGCGTTTTGCGCTTGGTTTTGCGCGGTTCTTTGTTTTCTCTTCTCTGAGCGAAAAACGTATATAGTATGTCGTACCATCCGCCGTAAATTTATTGACATAGTGATGATAGGCAAGTATATTAGGATGTTCCTTATGTCCTTCTTTTTTGTACTCCGGCTCAACAAGGGCCAGTACAGAAGAAGAAAACAGCCGTGGAATATCAGTAAGCATCTGAGATACATCCAAACCACGATGCTTGATAATCTTGCCGACCATACTTTTCGGGAATGTCGCATACGTTCCATAACGCGGATTTTCTACTTCGCCAAAGGTCGAAAAAACAGCTTCTGCCGCCTTCTTATCCAAAGGTTTCCCCGTTAGAACAACCTCCAGCGGAACAAGATTACGAATCTCACGCACAGCAATTGCTTTTTCCCTGTCCCCGAACACTCCCGTCTGCGCCTCATCCTGATTCAACGCTTCCGTATCCATCTGCATCATGCGTTCCTTGATATTTTCAAGGGTATGGATGTAGCCGTTCAGTTCGTCAAGCTGACCTTTTGCGGCCTCCATCGCGTCTATATCTTCCTGCGATGCCGGCGCCCATCCTTCGATTTTCGGTGCGGATGCATCACCGACGGTGAGACGATAGGCAAGGTCGGTGAGTTCCCCCTTGCGCGGCGGTCGCCCGTGCTCCTTGTAAAAGTATCGATACCAGGGTTCATTATTGGACACACGTATTCCGCGTCCATCATCATCAATCGGAACAATATCGACACCGTTGCCCATCCCGCGCCCCAGTGCATCCAGCGCAGGACGTAGAAGTTCATCGCGATCTTCCACAAAGTCGTTATAGAGCCTACGCCATCCCTTCGCGGGGCTTACGGCATCCTGCATCGTTGCAATGACTGCCATCTCGCGTTCGGCGGCATCGGGGAAATGCGTGTCAATGAAATCCTTGACGACCTCTGCCTTTTTCTTCGCCGCCTCTCTTTTCTTGTCATCCGCACGCGCATCCACACGGAGATGTTCGCGCATATAGTCTGCGGCGGTGTACGGCTCGCCCTTTACCTCGCTGTAAATTTTCGCCATACGCTCAGCATAGCGCGCAGTAAGAAGCGCAGAGGCACGCGCAGCCGTGCGGGCTTTCTTGCTCTTGGCATCACCAAGCTGACCCGCAAGCTCATGATAGACGCCTCTTGCCTCAGGGGACAGTTCCGCCGTTGCGACAACATCCCCGGGTTGGAGGCCTTTTATTGTGCCCTCAACAGTCGAAAGCGCCGCCTTCTGCGCATTGATCTTGTCGATCTCGGGCTGGATATGTGCAAGATACTCCGCCGATTCCGCACCACCGTCACTCTGTACGGCTGTCAGTTCTGCGAGATCGGAATCCAGACGGTTCATACGCCGCTTAATTTCTGCCGCAGGATGATTGACGTCTGCAAGCAAAATATCCCGAGCAAGCGCACGATGCTCATGTTCTGCAAACGCGCTCTCAACATAACGGTCAACAGAATCGCCGACCTCCTCTTCCGTCTTCTCACGGAATGCACCTAGAATCTCCTTGACGATCTTCGCCTCATGTTGTGCCTGCTTGTCCGTGTAGAGATCAGAGGACTTTGTGATATTCTGAAAGAGTGCCTTACGTTTGCCCTCATCCAGATGCGTTGTCATCTGTTGGAGAGTCGAGGTTTTGACGGGCAGCATCCCCGTCCCGTCCGCGCACGCCTGCAGTTCCTCCGCGCTGATATTATTTGCGGCGGCGATCTCCTGCACAAGCTCCGCGCCGCTCTCTTCCTGATTGAGTGATACAATATCTACGGCCGTTGTCTCTATCCCATAGCGGCGGTTCTGCGAATCAAGCATCTCATTCACAAGATCAGGTGCTTTGCCTTGGAGTTCCTGTACGTTCTTCAGATTATTCCCTACCGCCTCAACAGTATTCATGAGATGCTGATTCTCATTGACGCTCCGATAGAGACGATTCTTCACGAGCTGTTCCATGTGAGAGCGAGCATGCAGCATCGTATTCGTATGGGCACCCACATGACCGCCAAAGCCGAGAAGCCCGAATCCGGCGATAGAGGGCGCGGCTTCGATTGCGGCGGTGGTAGATTTCTGCAGGATTTCTCTGACGGATGCAATCTCGGCATCGTCCCCCTTGAGTGCCATCTGCGCCATGTTCTCGATGACCATATCCGAGACCTGCTGGGCAAACTCCTCCTGCAGCTCCGTATTAAACGTAATTGCGCCCGCTTTTGCCGCACCAAGAATCCGTTCCTTGATGAGTGCACGCGCCGCTTCGTTTGCAGTTGCCCCTTCTGCGGCCAGTGCCAAATCTTTTGCTCCTGCACCTGCATAGAGGTCGCGCAGGCTCTTTGCCTCACCCCGCCCAAAAATCGTGCGTGCAATCTTCTGCAAAGCAAGCTGCTCGATTACACCCTCGGTAAGCCCCTGTGTCGCCGAAATCGCAGCCGCCTCTGTCGGCGTATACATCGCGCGTCCCTTTGCGTCCAGTTTGCTGAGATTCTCCTCATACTGACTGCCACCGATCTCAAGCCCCATAACGGCAATAGCAGCAGCTCTTCCGACATTTGCCGCCGTACCTGGGTTCTTTGTTACGGCAAGAGTGATACCTCCTGCAACCGCTCCAATCCCCTGCGCAGAGGCAATCATCGGGATATTCTCGGCGGCACCGCCGATCATCGCACCAACTGCTTGCCCAACACCGCCATAGGAGTATTCGGGCAATTCCTCCTTCTTCTTGTCAAGCGCCGTAATCCAATTCTGCTCATCTTCGGTGAGTTTACGTCTGCCGATCATTGCGTTCGCATAGGTCAACTGTTTACGGATATTGTAGTAGCCACGTTCTACGCCCGTCGCAACACTTCCCGCAAAGCGCATAAACTCATTGCTGTACGCATCATTGACTGTTTGCAGTCCCTCGGCATTCTGGAGCATCATGACAGCCTCGTTCGTGCCGCGCTTTTCGACGATTTCCCGAAGATACGGCATCGCCTCATAGACGCGGCTCATATTGAGATCGCCGTTCGCATCTACCATGCCCGGAAGTTTTTTGAGTTTTTCTGCACGCTGGACAATCTTCATAACCTTTTCCCATACATCGGGGTCATTGGCAATCGTCTCCGCGCGAATCCCCGTCAGGTCATGCGCTTTCTTGATCTGCTCGCGTTTTTCGTCCTCACCGTAGAAATAATCCGCATAGAGTTTGGATGCCTGAAAACTCTCGGGCATAGCCCCTTTGATAAGGTCTTTCCCTGTAATCGGCTCCGGCGGTGCAGTCATGTCTTTTGTGTAATATGGATTGTCAAAATCGACGGGCTGAACACTGCCATCATAGAAGTTGTCCCGCAGCTTTGTATAGACCGCATCTGCGATATTAGAGACAGACCAATCCGATTCTTTCTGCGGCTCATAGGATTTTGTCATCATCAAATCCATCACGTCGCTGCTCATGATCGGATTGCCCGCGTCGTCGCGTCTGCCCGTGTCATAAATCGTGTATTCACTTGTCGGCGCATAGTTTACGATATCGTTCAGTTCGTCATTGTTGTTCTCGCCGGGCATCTTAATCTTGACGCCGATATTTCCGCTTGCCACGTCGCGGCGCATCATCTGCTCAATTTCTGCTCTTTTCTGCGGATCCATAGTTGCCTCCCGTTATCCTCCGTATACGATTTCTTTTCCGCTTTTTCCGTCCTGCATCCCATTGATAAGATCATCTGTCTTTACTCGATACGCGCCGCCGCCATTAACCAGCGTAACGATAGAATTTCCATTCCCCGCATCTACAACGCTGGCAATACCGATATTAAAGAGTTGTGCTTCGTTCGTATCGATTTTATTCCCGCCAAAGCCGAAGAAACCGCCGCTCCCAGAGATTGTCATAGGAGCCATTTCCCCCGCCATCTTCTCAATAATCCACTGCTGAGACGGCATTTCTCCGTTATGATCTTTTTGATACTCACGAATAAGATAGCCTGTCGAATCCTGTGCCACGGCAAAATTCGAATCAAACATCCCGTTTTCATATCCGCCAAGCCCAGTCTTAACTGCCTGTTTGATGCTCCCCCAGTCATACTTAAAGGCGCCTTTTCCGGTCTTGTAATCATCAATGACATCCAGCAGTTCTTTTCGCATGCTATTTTCCATATGCGGATTTCCGATGATCGTGTCATAAGCATCGTTGATGCTGATCTTGCCCGCCTGCAAGGCGTTGATGAGCTGATATTTGTACTCCGGTCCCGATATTTTAAGAGCCGCCGCCTCTGCTGCAGCACGCCGATTCGCCGCTGCTTCTGCTCGTGCTTGATCTGCCTGCCCCGCTTTCATCGCGCTGTTCATCAGTTTTACCGAGACACGCGGATTATCCCCTGCGATGCTCGTAATGGCGGACTGATATTCAGCAACAGAATGATATTGTCCATCATTTTGGAGCTGCATAATCGCCATCTGCCCCTGCTCAAACAACCTACTATCTTCACGGTCGCGGGCCGCAAGCTGCTTCTGCATCCCACCGAAAATCTTATCCGTTCTCTCCTCAATCTCCATGTCAGAGAGTGGCGTTTCCGTGACGCCGCGCCCGAAGCCGACGACTTTGTAAGTGTTCACGTCAATTTCTGCAACACCATTCAGGCCGGACTGCCACACCTTTTTAGACCGTCCATCATAAACGCCTACATGGGCTATTCCGTATTGCCCTTCCTCTGCGCCCGTCCCCGTCCAGTACACAAAATCCCCCGTACGAAGCTCGTTAGGATCGCTGAATGTCCTTCCCATCTGTTTCAACTGGACATACTGTTCATCCGCACAACGGCTCTCAAACTGAATTCCAAAGAGCCCGCCTACTTGCATCGCCCATGAACCGCAGTCATATTTTCCGTTCGCCCCGTTGAGAGGAGCGCCAAGCTGATACTTCGCCCCCTCAGTCTGCTTGCAGAACGCGTAGAAACTGTCCAGGTTCGGTGTATTCCCATGCGCATTCTTCTGGACCCATGCTTTGACCGCATCGCGTGACGCCTCAATGCCAAGCTCCTTGATTGCATTCTGTGCCTCACCGAACTCAAGCTCCTGCTGTGCATGCTTCCGCACTGCGCCAAGCGCCGCCGCCCGTTGATTGCCATCCATGTACTGCCCGTACTTATTGCAGATCTCATCCATCCGCTTGAAATCCGCTGTCTGCATCGCGAGAGACATCGCCTGACCGACTGCCTGTCTGCGGAATACCTCTTGTTGTTCTTTTACCTTCTCTTGCCCATAGCCGCCCCATCTGCCTTCAATCAAGGCATCGGAGCGGTTAAACGCCATATCGATGGCTGCATCATTCCCGCCATATTCGAGGATTGTATCGTTACAAACATCAAGAGCATTCTTATACTGCGTGTCCTTATATGCTTCAAACTGCTCCTGCTGATACCGCATGACATTCATGCGGCGCGTTACATTATCCCGCTCCGTGAACTCATTGAACGCACGGGCTCCAGTACCATAACGCAGGACACCTTTGTATTTTGCAAATACGGCATCCCTCGTCTTTTGCTGGAGCTTGTCATACTCCTCCGTGATATTGAGAGCGCCCTCCTCTTTCTTCTGCATCAGCTCAAACGTGCCCTCACTCATGAGCTTGTTATACATGTTGTTGGCCGCAAGCGCCTGTGTCTGCTCCACCTGATCTTTCAACGCCATAGCACCCTTAGCAAGCACATTTCCGGTTTCTCCCTGTGCCTGCGCAAGCGCCTGTTCGCCTTGATTGCTGTACTGTACGCGCGTGATCTGCGCCGCAGGAGCGCCGACGCCCTCTTTGTTCTGAAACGGTGAAAAATCCATGAAGCAAACCTCCTCTTATCTCATTTGAAAAAATGTGCTCTGACGCGGTATCCCATACCCACGCGCGGTATAATTTCCGATGTGATGCCCGAAACTCGTGTCCTTGCCGCCCCATCCGTGGAATCCCGTGCTCCAATCCTTTCCGCCGAACGAGCCAACCTGTGTGCCTGCCGCCTCTGCGGTCTCCTGTGCTGCGGAACTCACGCCCGTATAGAGATTACTCGCGAGAGTGAACGCGCCTGTGAGCATACTGTTCATCATTGCACGCTTGCCGGCGGCCCGATAATTGCGTGCGTTTGCACTGTGGAAATTGGACTGATTCTGAAAGTCTGTCGACTGCTGCAGCATATTATCGACCTGCTGACGACCATTGTAGAGGCCCATGCCTGTCTGCTCGTTGATCGCATATCCTGTATCCGCAAGAGCCGCCGCAGCACTGCCCGAGGCAGTGACCCCGCTCGCTCCGATTGCCGCCCGTTGCTGTCCCATCCGCAGGAGCGCCCTACGCCGTTCATTCTCGACATTGATCTTGTTGTTTTCATCTTGTCGCTCTGCGGTCTCCTGTGCCTTATCGGCGTTCATCTGCGCGATCTGCGCGTTCTGTTCGGACTGCCGAGCGGCCGCTTCTGCCTGCGCCTGCTGCGCACGCCCCTGCATCCATGAGGTAAAGAGCGTTCCAATCACCATTGGCACTACACCCATATATCATCACTCCTTTTTGAAAAACTCGAACAGGTGATAGGGAAGTCCATAGAGGCCCATCGGCTGTGGTTCATGGACGACCGCGCCAAGCCACCTGAGCCATGCAATCGTCGCATCATTCCCCTTGTCGACGTAGTTATAGAGATATTCCCAATCATGCAAAAACGCGCGGATTCCTTCGCGCGTCTTCTTTCCTGTATAGACTTTGTGCTTTGCCGTCTCCTCCGTTGCAAGCATCCAGATGATACCATGCCGCAGGAACGGGTTTGTCTCAATGACACCGAACGCCGAGATGATCACCTCATCGCAGTAACAGGCGTACGCCGCCGTACTGTTATAATAACAGCGCATGACCTCCGCTTCGACATTTGGTCCTGTCATACCGACGATCTCGCGACGATCCTCCGGGCGCAGATGTGCGGCAAGATATCTGAGATCGTCATCCGTCGGCGCATGGTAGGTAAACTTAGCCACCCGCTTCCACCTCCGGCACAATGGACAGGATCGTCATCGGCAGCGGGTCAGTCTGCTTGATCGTCAGATATACTGTATCCTCATAGCTTGCGCTCGGGATGACGACATGGCGTTTCCCACTGTAAAGTGCAATCGGGCTGTCATACTTCTCAGTGCTGCGCCACTTGATCGCATCAAGTCTCTTTTCCCCCACGCCATAGAGCCCACCGCGTGTATCGCGGAAGAGGATTGTCATACGTGAGACGCGTTTCTTGCGCCCCATATAGGAGCCGTCCTGCACGCTGAACTCAATTGGCATTGTCTGAATCGTGCTCTCAAAGGGCAAACCAACTGTAATCTTGCTGAACGCTTTCGGCAGTTGTAGAACACCACTCTCATTCACACGCATATCCGCAAGGACATTCCCATCGGCAAGCACGGACACATCCTTGTCAGAGAGCCACAGAAGTCCTGTGAGCGCGTTATTCGGTGCGCCCTCATAGATATACCCCGCGTCTACATAAAACTGTTCCCGCGGTGATGTGTTGCGTATCTGTGAGCCCATCTGTTCGACATAATGTGCTCCGTCCCGCTCAACGATTGCCCAGAGTTCTTCTTCCCTGTTTCCAGAGATCGTGCATACATCCGCAAAATTTCCGAGTGTCTTGTGCTTGTGCCACGCATATACATCCTGCTCTTTGATGTAGGTCATCCCGAGCAGAACGCCATCCTCACGAACGCACCAAACAATAGTGTTCGGTGTCTGTTGGTAGGCAAGCGCAACGATGGTATGCCCCTCAAAGAGGTGCGCGGCAAGGAGTGATACATCATCTCCCGTATACTTATCCACATCATAGCTATAAGTCAGATCGCGGATTACGCTCCCCTGATGCTGCACATAGACAATGCGGCCGCCGATGACAACCGGTGTTAGATTGTTGATGCCCCGATACTCCTGCGGCTCTGCCTTTTGATTCGTCGGTGTGAACACTTCATTCCCACCGCCGACTTTGTACTCTCCGCCGGAGGTGAGCATGAGCATTTCCCCGAATGGGATAATCGCGCGAATACCATTCATCTGACCGCCCGAAAGCGTGCCTGTGATAGCGTCGCTGTCCTGCTGCGGCGTGTTAACCCAGAAATTATAGTAGTCCCCCGACTGCGATGCCCAATAGGTCTGCGGTTTCGTTCTGCTCCCTGCAAAGACAAGACGATCTTCAAAAAAATTCACCGCCTGCGGATAGCCTTTCTTTGCACTCCATGCTGAGAGCGAAAAGTCGTTTGTCGCATCCGTATCCGCGAGCTCACGAACAACCGTTGCCGCAGCACTCTTTCCTGACGTGACAGACGTTATCCGCGCAACACCGTAATAGTCCTGCGCGAATGTCTGTATTGTGACATAGCCGCGCTGCCGTTCGTTCTCATTACTCCATACAGAAGTATCAAAAGCATTGCTGCGCACGCGATAATCTACAATGTCATCGCCTTTATTCGTGTAGTTCAAGGTATAGTTCTGTGTGCGGTTGGCATGCTGTTCTTGGAGTGCAACCCACGTTCCAGTAGATTTATCATACTTCTCCACAACAAAGCTGCCATTCCAGAATCCAAACGATTCCACATAGACGGTTCCTCCCGGTGCACACCGAACCGAGAGCGGCGCAGATTGCGGATTCCCAGACTTTAGTTGGCCGCTCATCGTATGGCCAAGCCGCATCAAGGAACCGATCATATCATCTGAGAAATAGTCAATGCTCGCAGCAAGCGTTATATCTCCCTTTACATCGGACGCGCCAATTTTCAGTCCATCATTCGTATTAGGATCTTCAAAGGGCCCCCCTGTAATGTCCATGCGTTCAAGTTTCCAATCTGTCACACCGTAACGCGTGAGCGTCATCGGCGGATGATCGGCGTGCACGAGAAAGAGAACATCAGCGGACTGCGTGTATTTGATATCCGAGAGATCAGCTTCCGCGTATTCGGTCGGAATCGTCAGCGGATCCCCGTCTTTGACAACAATACCTCTCTGCGTAAATACCCGTACACATCCGGCCGTGAACTCAAGTACATAACTCTGATCCGTCGAATACTGAAACGGTATCAGTCGGGCTTTCTTTCCGTCCTGCGTCTTTGCCACATGGCGAAAGCCAGGTCGACGTGTCGCACCGCCATAGCGCAGGACAATCATGTTCTCAAGCCTTGATGCGCCTACGTCATATTTCTGCAAATCCGTTCGACCATAGAGGGCCGGCGTAAGCTCGCCGCCCGCAAAACTAGGCTTGAGTGGATACATCTGACCTCCTGCCATCAAATATCCCCTCCGAATCGTGCCGCGATAAGTGTATACGGCTCTATTTCTTCTGTGTTTTGCTCGTCCTCGTTGTTGGCAACAGCATCCAAGAACAGCGTCATATACTGCTCCTCACAGTATCCCGGAAGCTGTGCATTCCCCGTCAGCTTAAATGCAATGGCTCCCGCCAGCTTCCAACTAAGTGCCTCAATAAACTGCTCATCAAAGAGCCCTGTATCCTCGATGTCCGCCGTATACTCTGCCGAGGCATTTGCCGCATCCGTACAGATAACACGACCCGACTTGTCGCCGATAATCTGATACCCTGTATAGGCAGGGATATTGTTAAAACAGGCATTATAGAGTTTTCGCAGCGCAACACAACCGGAAGGATAGCGATACGCATAAAAAAATCCCGGCGGCTTATCTGTAAGCTCTGCAAGCTGCACGCGACGCATGGCCCACGTCCACGGATATTTCCGCAAAACAACACGGCGACAATGGTCATAGAACTGACCGCACACGCGTGCAGGTTCACTCGCCTCTGCCAATGTTTCAATGTTTTCAATACCAATCCGCGAAAGCGCAAGATTACAGACATCGATCTTATCCATCATTCCACCTCCTTAAAAGAAAAAGGGCTGACGCATGGCAAAAACACCTGCACACATCAGCCCCACTCCTTATTTCTTGCGCCCTTTCTTTCCCGCGACCATCTCGTTCGTTACAGGCTCATCGACAGATTCCACCGTTTCAGGCTGCGTATTGTCTGCATCAGGCGCAGCCTCTTCCAGCGCATCAAAATACGGAGGCGCTTCCACCTCCGCAGGAAGATCAATCGTATCGCCCTTCTCGTACAGCCTGTTCCTAAACTGGCATGTCGTATTTACAAGGTACATCATCAGAGATTCACCGCCGTCCCCGAACTCATGTACGCCGTAAGCTTTCCACCCGTAGGCGCCGTTCCTGCGATCACGAGACGGACATAGCGATTGCCCGTCCGAATCGGTGCATAGAACTGTGCAAGCGTTGCCGCCTTCTTCGTCTGATTAACAGAGGCCGGTACCGTCACGCTCATCTCGGTAACAGGCGATGCAAATGCCTGCGTTGCCGAGGACTGCACCGTAATCGTCTCAACCTTGCCGGACGTGACCGGCGCGCTCAGTTTGACATCAATAAAGAGGGGATGCACAAACGCACCGCCAAGCCCGATGTCAAGCACCGAACTCGTAACGGATGCCGCCGTCGCAACGTCGTTGCAGAAAATCAGTTCATTATCCATATAAGCCATCGTTGTTCCTCCTTTAGGAAATCTTGCTCTCGGTGTTCAGAATCGCATCGCAGCGCAGAATCGGAACGCCCCAGAAGTGCGTGATCTTCTTCCCTGCAAACTCGTCAATAGAGAGACGCACATTCGTCTTCTTCGAGGCGAGGATATCAAGATAGGTCTGCACCGCACGATTGCCGAAGAATGCCATCGTACACTTATCGGGATTCTCGATCTGGTTGTAGGCGCGAATGAGATTATCGACAAGCGCATCTGCGGCCGTGCCCGCGAGCTGACTGGTATCGATGTTCGCAACACGCACAACATAGCGCGGGTCACGCACGCAAAGCCCCATATCCCAGTTGTACTGCGACTGGTAGCCCCAATACTTGCCGCCTTCCTTGTCAACCATCTGGACGCGCCCATTGTCGCGATACTTAAATCCCGCGCTCGTCCCCTCGGGGAAAATGCCGTAAACCGTCTCCTGACCATAACCGACAAGCCAGAGCGAGGTCAACGCGTTGCCAGTGCCACCTGCGTCAATGATCTGGTCCGCCCAAATGCGGTCCTGATCCGTCTTGCTGTAATAGTAGGCAGAAAGCCCAGTAAATCCTGCGGGGTTGACTTTCTCATCGCCGTAGAAGAAGGTCGTCGCCATCTTCTGATTCATCGCCTCCTGATAGGCGACATTCTCCGAAAGCCTCCACGAATTACTGTTGCCGTTGATCTGCATGAGCTTCTCATCGATCTCAGCAAGTGCCTCCATGCCGCCACAGGTGAAGGATTCGGTCTTGCTCTTGGACTTGCCGGGCTTCGTTCCCTTGTTGATGATGCGCCATGCAACATCCGGAAGCTCCGCACGTACAAGCGCCGTCTCCATCGTCTTTTCGTTGCACTGCTTAAACGGCATCACATCAAGGATGCGGTTTGTCTTGCTCTGCAGCTCGATAATCTTCTGCTGTGCAAGCTGTCCCTGCGCGCCAAAACGCGCTGCCCAATCCTGCAAAGTTACGCAATCACTCATTCTTTATTCCTCCAATTCTTAATACTTACTATTCGCAAACAGCAAATCTGCTGCCGACGTCTGTGTTACTGCCTTGCCATCCGGCGCATTGTCCTCCTGCAAGAGATGACCGATGCGCTGCAGGAATGCCTGCACGGCCGGATGATACGCGGCACCGGATTCAATGAGCGCATTCATGGCATCGTCGCCGCCGAACGTATCCACAGCGATCTTTGCCGCCGCAAGATTCTCTGGTGTATTGAGCCCCTGCTTGGCGCACTCATTCATCCACTGGTTTTTGATCTCTTCCGCCTGTCGCTGCTGCTCCATCACAATGTCAGCGTGCATCTTGAGCAGACTGTTCGCCTGCTCCTGTGTCATCTTCGCTTCCTTTGCGATAGCCGAAAACGCTTCCTTCTGCTCATCAGAAACGGTAAGCCCCTCCGGAAGGTTGAACTCGTACACCTCCGGAACAACCGGATCTTGCTGAAAGCCGAACGGATTCTCCGGCGGCTTAGCCTGCGTTTCCGGCTGCTGTACAGGCGGATCGCTCGGCGGGGTCTCCGGCGGTGCGGCAGGCGGTGTATCTGCCCCTGCCGGCTCAGTAATCGTCGTCGTTTCGTCCATCTTCTAATTCCTCCAATCTTCTCTTTTGCTCGCGCATCATCAGATACTCGAGCGCAAGTCCATCCTCTGATTCGTTGGTAGATTTGATGAGGCGGATATGGCGCAGAATCTCATCACCAACAGAGAGCCGCCCGCTTACAAAGGCATCCTCGCGGCCGTTCCCGGTCGTGTAGTGCTGCCCTGTTCCGCAGAGGTCAAGCAACTCTGAAACAAATTGACGCCCATCGGGCTGGCGCATGATGTTCTCCAGAACGACTAAATCCATCATCCACCTCCTAAAATGCTGCCAATCGTATTCTCATTGACGGGTGTTTCCGAGAGGAGCCTTGCCGCCTCTACGCTGTCTCTGAGCGGTTTTGCCATTGCCGCAGCCTGCTGCATCTGCTGTTCCTGCTGCATCTGCTGTGCGCGTTGCTGACGTATCTTTTGCACATCCTGCTCGTCCCGCATGATTGTCTCTGGCGTGCCGGACATCTGTGCATGCTCGCGAATCGCCGCATCAAGATCAAGGTTGTCCATGATCTCAGGCGACGCGCCCATGAGATTTCCTGCAATCGCAAGGGTTTTCTCCATCGCGTTTGTCCCAACAGCCTTCTGCGCCTGTGCAAGGAGCGAAATAAACTCGGCCTTGATGCTCTCCTCTTGCCCTTGGAGCTCCTCCGGCAAGGGAGGCAAAAGACCGTTGCGATAGCAAATCTCAAACGCTCTCCGCGTGAGAGGCGCAAGAACCTCATTGTGCATTTGTTCCAATACGGGAGAGAGCATCAACAGCTTTTCTTCATGCCGCTCCGCGACTTCCCGCGCCGTCATCTGCGGATTGTCCTGCTGTGCAAGCATCACAAAAAGGTCATTAAAAAAAGCAGCCCCAATTTGTTGCTGCTTATACTGAATTGTCTGCAAGACCTCTCCGCGATCACCTGTCGCCTCATAGAGCGGCCGAATCCCATTGATGAGACTATCCGGCACAAGGGTTTGTTTGCCCGGAAGCCGATTGACCTTGCCTACAGAGGAAGGGACGATCAACGCAGGATCAGAACGATGCTCCAAAAGGCGCGAGTTAATCTTCTCGATCTTCTGTAGCTGCATACAGTTACCGAGTGCGTTATGCCCAGGACCGACGCCATAAATACCATTGGCGACGACCGTCCAGCGCGGCATCAGAAACGGTATCTCGTGATAGCCACTGACTTTCAGAAACACATCTGTCTGCGAATCCTCGAAGTAATAGGATTTATATTTGAAATTCAGCAGCGCATTTGAATCCGGCTTATAGTCCGCATTCTTCTCGATCAGCATGGTTACAGGGAAATAGTCTTTGAGGTTTTTCGCGCGGTAAGCATTGCGCACAGCGTCACTTACAACATCCTCGCCGAACTCATCTACCATCTGCCATGCATTGAGTTTGAACTTGCGCGCGAACTGTACGACACGCCCGCGCGCATCCACATTCCCTGCGTACTCACCGCAAGTGTAGGGACGGGCCCAGACGCCTGTGTTGAAGTCCTCAAGGAGGAGTGCCGCGCCTGTGCCAAACTGCGTAAGTTCGGCCTCGATATTGAGCAGCATGTTGTAGATGTTGCTCTTGGCATAAATACCCATCAGAACATCTTGACACTCCTCAAGCCAGAGCTTGACTGTGTGATATTCCGCAAGTTCCTTGTCCTGCAGGCCGAGCGCAAACCACGGGCGTGACGGCGATGTAAGCCCGGAATGCAGACCTGCTGCACACTTCCCGCTTGCCTCCATCGGGTATGGGTCAAGCAAACAGTAATCACGGCGTTTGCCGTCCTGCGTCTTGTCCTCATCGTCGAAGCGTCCGCGTGTCGGATTGATATACTTGCTGAGCTGTTTCCACGTGGATTCAAACTGCGTTCGCTCCGTCATCATCTGTGCGACAATGTTTTTCTTTCGGCGGATTGCGTCACTGTCACGCAGTATCTCTTGTATTGCTTTTGGCATTTGTGCCATAGCGATCACTCACCCAACAGAGCCTTTTTGATGCTCCCCATCATGTCGCCAAACATACCACCTGTCTTATCCGTCGACGCGCGCCCCCTTGCCTTGGCAAGCTTGTCATGGATGGACTGACGTTCTCCCGCCGTAGCGCTGTCAATCGTAGCCGCAGCGGTAGAGCCCGGGGCACTAGTCTTAACCGGCGGAGACGAGCTTCCGCCACCACTGCCACCAAACAACTGCAGATCAAACTGCATATGCATTCCTCCTTTCGAACATTACATATCCGCGAACGGATCATATTCTGCCTCGAAATCATCATCTCCGATTCCTCCAGCAGACGGATTTATATAAACCGGCCGGGCGAACGTCAAGACAAAGCCATCTGCAAGGTCAGGGCTCTTTCCTGTACGCTCCTTGAGCTTGTCTTTGGGCTCAAGGATGATCCGCCCGGTCGGGTTAAATTTGTACTCTACCGTTGAGAGCTCTGTCTTGAGCTCTGCATTCTGCGGAATTGCACCGCCCGCCTCCAGCCATGAGCGGCACTTAAAATACATCTCCGCGCGGATATTGGCATAACGCTGCGCATCCATTGCCATCTCACCGAAATTGACCTCCGACACCTGATAGCGCAGCTGCCGCAGACGATCAATCACACCTGCCCCCATCGCTCCTGCATCCACAAACGTCGCATGCGGATGATACTGGTTAATGCAATCGATCACACGGCTTGCAGTCTCCATTGTGGAGAGCCCTTGGAACGTACGAATATCTTTGAGCCACAGCCCTTGACGGATACAGAGCACCGTCCTGTCATCGCCAAATCGTGCTACATCAACACCGAGAATCACAGGCTGCCCGAGCACATCATCATCCTTGAGCAGCCTGTTTGCGGCGGCCGTGACAAGATCAATCGGGATAACCACATCAGACGCCGACGCCGTGAAGTCACAGAGGAGCTCTTGCCGAATCTCCATCTCTGTCATCTGCGCCTGCATATCCTTGAGTTCTTCCGGGGGAAGCACGCCCGTTTCGTCTGCCCTGTAAATGCAAGAGTACCAACCCGCCGATTTCTCCGCGTGTTGGTACATCTCGTAAAACTGATTCTGCCCCTTCGGCGTCCCAATGAATACCGCCCATCCTTCGCGATCTGCAAGCGCAGGACGGATTACCCCGCCCCAGAGCTCCGGCTTGATATCCGCGTACTCGTCAAGGATTACCCCGTCAAGATAGATACCACGGAGCGCATCGGGATGATCTGCGCCGATGATATAGAGCCTTGCGCCCGGTGATCTTGCATGCCGTGTCGGCAGTTCGATATAGAGCTCTGATTCATTCACGGCGCGCCCCGGTATTGGATTGGTATAGTATTTCAGGTATTCCCACGCAACGCGCTTCGCCTGATTGCGGTATGGCGCAACATAGGCATATACAGGTGCCTTTTTGTCATTGAGTATCGCCTTACGTATCATCTCATTGACCGTGCCGACCGTCTTGCCGAAACGTCTATGACAGACGAGCACCGCGAAACGATTTGCAGTGAGCGCAGGATGAATCGTATCTCTCCATATCGGGCGGGGCGTATATGGTATTACAATCTCAGCCATCCTTGCCCTCCCATCGGAACGTCAATGGTCCGCCGTCTGTACCGCTGAGCGACAACTTATCGTTAAACATACCGATATGCCTCCCTAAGAGCTCAAGGGCCTTGATCTTGTCATGCAGCTTTAGTTCGAAACCATTTACGCTCTGCTTAACAACCGCGAGTGCAGCACGCTGATCGGCAGAGAGTTCTTGTGTCTCACTGAACATAACTGTCTGATATGTGACCTCAGTACCATCGTCTTTCGTACGCGTTTGCGTCTCAACATGTAGGTAGTCTGCTATGTTTGCAAAGGCAATCCGTGCAAGCTCTTTGACAACGCG